ATAATCAGCATATTCCCCAGGCTTCAGCATTGTTTTAAGAAGTGCAACATTCCATTACAACACTTCAATCTTCAGGGAACTATTACAAAGATTCAAACAAACTGGTGAAGATGTTTACTTTGATATTCAGGTAACCAATGAGGATCCAACTTCAAGTGTTGGCAGACAAACGGTGATCCTGAAAGATTGCAACATTGATGGTGGTGTTCTTACCAAATTTGATGCTGATGCTGAATACCTGGATGAAGATATGGACTTCACTTTTGAAGATTTTGAAATCCCTGAAAAGTTCAGAATGCTTCCTGGCATGTAATAAAATTTGAAAGGTTAAGGTGATCGAGAATGAGTAATTTCAGTGCTTTTTTAAGCCAAAATGCAGTTCCTGATGAAAATATCAAATATGTTGTATCAAAAAGGTTCTTGGGTGAGGATAAAAAGCCTTTGCAGTGGGAAGTATGCTGCATCACTTCTGAAGAAGATGAAGCAATCAGAAAATCTTGCACCAGGAAGGTTCCGGTTCCAGGGAAAAGAAATCAGTTCACACAAGAAACTGATTACAACAAGTACCTTGGGAAGCTTGCTGCAAGATGCACAGTGTACCCAAATTTGAATGATGCAGAACTTCAGGATAGTTATGGTGTGAATGGTTCAGATGCACTTCTTAAAACAATGCTGAAGCCTGGGGAATATGCTGATTATTTGGCAAAGATCCAGGAAGTGAATGGTTTTGAAGTGACATTGGAAGATATGGTTGATGAAGCAAAAAACTAATAAGTGAAGGTGATTTTGATGCAAACATTGCTTATTATTGCCTTCACAAACTTCACATGATTCCAAGTGCTTACTTAGCTTTACCAAGGCAAGAAAAAGCATTCGTCATTGCTTCCATTCAGATCAAAACTGAAAATGATAAAAAAGAAGCAAGTAAGATAAAGAAAAGAAGGAAATAAAGGAACAGGGTGCTTCACCTGATCATCCTGTTCCCCTTTTAAAAAGGTGGTGAGAAAGTGGCAACAATAAGAACTGCAATTCAAATGCATGATGGTATGTCAGGGGCAATCAAATCAATAAATAATGCAATGAATATCATCATAAATAGCTTTGAATCCCTTCAGGATGTGTCCAGTAATGCGATTGACACCAACAGCATACAAGCAGCAAGGCAAGAACTTGCAAGGGCAGAAACAGCCTTTAATGATGTTGAGAATGGCATCAGGGAAGCGGATTCAGCACAACAACAGTTGAATGATGAAATCAGGAATGGTCAAAGTGCTGCTGATGGATTGGCAAGTAATATAAAAAGGGTTGTTGGGGCATTTATCGGTATTGCTGCAATTAAAAAAGGTGTCAGTGCAATTGGTGATTGGTTAGGCCTTGCAGATGTTCAGATTGCTTCAGAAAAGCAACTTGCAACTGTAATGGGAAACATGGGTGCAACCAGGGATGAATTTGAATCCATAAAGAAAGCAGCATCAGAAGTTCAACTCAATACAACCTTTGGTGATGAAGTATTGCTTGGTGGTGCTAGTGAACTTGCAACTTACCTTAAATCAGGGGATGCAATTGAAGCTATGATGGGAACACTTGCTGATTATGCGGCCGGTATGGGTGGTGCTGAAGTTGATAAAAGTGCAATGGTAGAATATGCAACCCAACTTGGTAAAGCACTTGATGGAACCTATGATGGATTAAGGAAAAAAGGATTTGAAGTTTCAGATTCCCAAAAGAAAATAATTGAAAATGGAACTGAAATGGAAAGGGTTGCAGTAATTTCAGATATAATTGCACAGTCCTGGGATGGCCTTGCTGAATCATTGGCAAATACACCTGAAGGTCAGATCCTACAAATGAAGAACACCTGGGGTGACATAAAAGAAACAATTGGAAGTCAGTTATATCCTGCGGTTCTTAAATTCTTTGGTACTCTTAATTCAAATATGCCACATGCTGAATCAATGATGATTGGATTTGCAACTGCTGCTGCGGTAGTAATGGAAGTGCTTGGTCACATTCTCAATGTAGCAACTTCAGTTTCTTCATTCTTCATGGATAATTGGGGATGGATAGCACCCATCATGTGGGGCATTGTGGCTGCACTGGTGGCTTATAATGCTATTTCATTAATAACTAGTGCCATAATGTCAGCACAAGCAATGATTGCAGGAATAAAGGCAACTGCAACTGCTGCTGAAGCAGGGGCAACATTCATGGCCACAGTAGCACAGCATGGATTAAATGCTGCACTGTATGCTTGCCCAATAACTTGGATTGTACTTCTTATTATTGCCCTCATTGCAGTGTTTTATGGTGCAGTAGCTGCAGTGAATCACTTTGCAGGAACATCAGTAAGTGCAACAGGGGTTATTGCAGGTGCATTCATGGTTGCGCTTGCATTCATTGGAAACCTGTTTGTTGGATTTTATAATTTAGTAATTGATGTTATAGCATCCATTTGGAACTTCATTGCAGGGTTTGCAGAATTCTTTGCAAATGTGTTCAATGATCCAATTGGTTCAATACTTCGGTTATTTGCAAACATGGCAGATTCAATCCTTGGGATCCTTCAAGGAATAGCAAAGTTAATTGATGCAGTATTTGGATCCAACTTAGCTGATTCAGTAAAAGGTTGGAGATCTTCCCTTGAAGGAATGGTCACTGACTTGGTTGGTGAAGCAGAAATCAAGATCCCAAGAATGGACACAAGTAGTTTGTATCTTGACCGGTTTGAATATGGGAAAGCTTATGATGCCGGTTATGATTTTGGAAAAGGTGTTGAAGAAAAGTTTGATTTCTCAAACTTACTTGGAAGTGGTGACATGGGTGATTATTCGGATCAAATGAAGTTCATGGGTGATATGGCTGAAACTGCTGAAAACACTGGTGCAATGAAAGATTCAATGGAAGCTTCAACAGAAGAATTGAAATACCTTCGTGATATGGCTGAAAAGGAAGCGGTGAACAGATATACCACTGCTGAAATTAAAGTTGAAATGAAAAATGATATGAATATCAATAGTGAAATGGATCTTGATGGTGTGGTTGCACACCTGGAAGAAAAGGTTTATGAAACTATGGTTGTAGCTGCGGAAGGGGTGCATGGTTAATGGCTTATAATTTTTATATTGATGGTGTCCAATTACCAATTGCACCTTCCAAAGTGGAAACCAAGATTTCAAACAAGAATAAAACCATCACATTGATTGATGATGGTGAAATAAATCTTCTAAAAAAGGCAGGTTTGACAGATGTTGAATTTGATTTCCTGCTTCCCCAGGTAAAATATCCATTTGCAACATATGTCAATGGGTTCAGACCTGCATCATTCTTCTTGGAAAAGTTAGAAAAATTAAAAATAAGTGAAAAACCATTTCAACTTATTGTTTCAAGGATTTCACCTGGCAACAAATTATTATTTGATACTAACATGAAAGTATCCCTTGAAGATTATGTCATTAGTGAAGATATTAAGAATGGTTTTGATATTATGGTTTCAATTAAGTTGAAGCAGTATAGGGATTATGGAACCAAGACAGTTGTTGTGAAGCAAGTTCAAGCACAGGTAAGTGCGGTGAAGGTGGCCACAGTATCGACAACTAAACCAAGGGAAGTATCAAAACCAACACCAAGAACACACACAGTTGTAAGGGGTGACACCCTTTGGGCAATATGCAAAAACAAGCTTGGTAATGGTGCAAAGTATCCTGAAATTGCAAAGTTGAATGGGATTAAGAACCCAAACTTGATCTTTCCAGGGCAGGTGATCAAGCTTGAATAAAATTGAAATAGTAATTCAAAATGGTTCAAATGTATATTATCCAATTGTTGAAGAAGGTGTGACCTGGGAAACTGCAAGAAAAGGAATACCTGGAAGGCTTGCATTCAGCATTGTGAATGATGGGAAGATAAACTTTCAAGAAGGTAATGCAGTAAGGATGAAATATGGTGATCAGAATGTCTTTTATGGCTTTGTATTTTCTAAAAAACGTAATAAAGGAAACACAATTGGGGTTATTGCATATGACCAATTAAGATATTTAAAAAACAAAGACACCTATGTTTATACCAACAAAACTGCAAGTGATTTGGTCAGGATGTTGGCAACAGATTTCAAATTAAACACTGGAACAATAGAAAATACAACTTACATCATTGCATCCAGGGTTGAAGATAATAAACCTTTGGTTGATATGATTCAGAATGCATTGGATTTGACATTGGAAAATAAAAAAAAGATCTATGTTTTATATGATGATTTTGGAAAGCTTGCATTGAAAGATGTTGAATCAATGAAGTTGAATCTTATGATTGATGAAGAAGCTGCTGAAGATTTTGATTATACTTCATCCATTGATGGCCAAACATTCAACAAAATAAAATTGTCTTATGAAAACGAAAGTACAGGTAAACGTGAAATTTACATTTCACAGGATTCAAGTAATATAAACAATTGGGGAATACTTCAATTTTTTGACACGATTGAAGAAAGTACAAATGGAAAGGTCAAAGCTGATTCCCTTCTTTCCCTATATAATAAAAAGTCAAGGAACCTGAAGCTTAAAAAAGTATTTGGTGATGTTCGTGTTAGGGGTGGAAGCAGTCCTATCATTAAATTAAACCTTGGGGATATAAATGTTCAGAATCACATGATTGTTGAGAATGTAAAACACACCTTCAATCAAAATGAACACTTCATGGATATGACATTGATGGGTGGTGAATTCATTGCCTAATATGGTTGAACTAATAAAAAAGGCAGCACTGGATGCAGTAAAAGAATCAAGGCCAACATCAATTGTATTTGGAACAGTGATCAGTATCGAACCCTTAAAGATAAATGTTGAACAGAAATTGACACTAACTTCTGCACAGTTGATCCTTACACATGGTGTGGTTGATTATGATGTTGATATTACAGTTGATCACCTTACTGAAAATAGAAGTGGTGGAAGCGGTGAAGCTGCATTTGCTTCACACAATCATGGTTATGTTGGAAAGAAAACCATCACAATTCACAATGGATTGAAGAATGGTGATGAAGTTCTAATGATTCAAGTCCAGGGTGGTCAGAAATACATTGTTTTAGAAAGGATGGTGAAGGCATGATTCCAAGTATAAATGATGATCTGCAAAAGGATTTTGAAATTGAAGAACAACCAAGTAAAACTTTCAAGTTGAATACAGATAGAAAAACAATCATCAATTACACTGATGAACTGGATGCAGTAAAACAAGCAATATATTTGATTTTAAGTATTGAAAGATATAATCACCTTATTTATTCTTGGAATTATGGAATTGAACTTGTAGATCTATTTGGTCAACCAATTCCCTTTGTCTTACCTGAATTGAAAAGAAGAATTACAGAAGCATTGCTGCAGGATGAAAGGATCCAAGCGGTTGATGCTTTTTCTTTTGAAGTAAACAAAGAAAAAGTTAATGTGAGATTTACAGCACACACAATATTTGGTGATATTGATGCGGAAAAGGTGGTGAATATTTAATGTATGAGCATATCACATTTGAAGTAATTCTTGAAAGAATGCTTGATAAAGTGTCAAACACCCTTGATAAACGTGAGGGTTCAATAATTTACAATGCATTAGCACCTGCAGCAGTTGAACTTCAGATCATGTATATTGAATTTGATTCAATCTTAAATGAATCATTTGCAGATACACAAAGTAGGGATTTCCTAGTAAGAAGGGCTGCTGAACGTGGGATCACACCATTTGAAGCAACCAATGCAACCTTAAAAGGTGAATTCAATATTGCAATACCAATTGGTTCAAGGTTTTCAATGGATGAATTGAATTATATTGCAGTTGAAAACATTGCAGGATTTGATTATATGATGCAGTGTGAAGCAAAAGGAACTGAAGGAAATAAACACTTTGGATCACTCATTCCAATTGATTATATTGATGGATTAACAAGTGCAGAACTTACAGAAGTTTTGATCCCTGGTGAAGATGATGAAGAAGTTGAATCATTAAGGTCAAGATACTTTCAAAGCTTTGATACAAAACCCTATGGTGGAAATAAACAAGATTATATTCAAAAGACCAATGCCATTTCAGGTGTTGGATCCACTAAAGTCACACCCATTTGGGATGGTGGTGGAACAGTTAAGTTGACCATCCTGGATTCATCCTTCAATAAGGCATCTAACAGTTTGATTGATATTGTTCAGACTGAAGTTGATCCGGTTGTTAATTCCGGAAAGGGTGTTGGTATTGCACCAATTGGACATGTAGTGACAGTTGATACAGTTGATGAAGTGACAATCAATATATCAACAACCATCACACTTGATGAAGGGTATTCCTGGGGAATATTATCTGATGAAGCAAATCAAATGATTGGGGATTACCTTCTTGAACTTAGAAAAGATTGGGCAACCCAATCCCAACTGGTGGTGAGGATAGCACAAATTGAAACCAGGTTATTGGGGATTGATGGAATAATTGATATTGAAGGAACATCAATCAACAGTGCAGCACAAAACCTTACTCTTAATCAATATCAAATTCCAATGATGGGTGGGATTTCAGTATGATAAGAGATGCAAACCTTATTTCATACCTTCCACCGGTAGTTCAAGACTATGTTGAAATTAAAATAGTCACCGATATTGAAAACCCTGAATTCAAGACAGTATTTGATATTTCAGAAAAGGTATCAAATACAATGTTCATTCAATCTTGTGATATTGATGGGATTAAAAGGTATGAAAAATTATTAAAAATTAGACCATCACCAAATGATGATTTAGATACAAGGATCTTCAGGGTGCTTTCAAGATGGAATGACCGGATCCCTTCCTGGAATAGCTGAATAGGTATCTTTGGTTAAGTTCTTT